TTGGAATGAAGGAGACCAACTTTATTTATCTCCAACAACCTTCGGTGGACTAACTAACATACCTCCAACTGCACCTAGCCACTCAGTCAGATTAGGATATGTAATGCAAAAAGCACCTAATGGATCTATATTTGTTAAAGTAGATAATGGTTATGAAATAGATGAATTGCATAATGTTAACATAAACACTGCATCATTATCGTATGGTGATTTGTTAGTATATGATACTAATGTATGGCAAAACACTAAACAATTAACAGGTAGTTATGGATTAACTGGTAGTTTGAATATTTCCGGTAGCATAACAGGTTCTTTATTTGGCATAGCTGCTACTGCTTCTTATTACCAAGAAACAGATCCTGTATTTGTAGCTAAATCTGCTAGTTTAGCTACCACAGGATCAAATAATTTTAAAGGCAATCAAAATATAACTGGAAGTGTTAGTATTACAGGTTCTTTACTTGTAAATGATGGAACATATAATATTATAGATACAACTAATAAAATTTTAAAAGACAACAGCAATATTCCAGCTGTTGATTGGCAAAATAAAACCTTAACAGGAACTAAAACTACAGTTGACTGGGGGAATAATACATTAAAAGATAATGCAAATGAAAATTTTTCAATTGACTGGGAACAAAGATATCTTTATGCTAATGATGGAATAACCCTTCATCTAGACTGGAGTAATCCTTTATATATGTATCTCCCTAGTGTAACTGAAAATCCAATAGTAAGTGTTCTTGGTATAGACGGAAATGGATACATATATATTACAGCTTCAAGTGCTATTGGAGGAGGTGGAGGACCGGTTGATACTAGTGGATTAGTTACAACTTCAAGTTTTAACAGCTTTACCAGTTCAATTAATTCATTCACTGCTTCTTATAACACAGGTTCATTCACAGGTAGTTTCACAGGTAGTTTATTTGGTACTAGTAGTTGGGCTAATAATGTTGTATCTGCTTCATTTGCTTCTACTTCATCATATTTTAAAAATGACACTTCAGTTATTGAAAGAGATGGATCTGGGGTTTTAAATATAACTAGTAGTAGGATTGATATTAATGGCCCAATTGCTTTAACACTGCGTTCTACTAATGGTATTAATTTAACAGGAACTACTACAGTAACTGGTAATTTACTCCCTGGCCAACCTATCACAGATAATACTTCTTCTTGGAACTTAGGTTCACCTAATGCAGCTTGGAAAGATTTATATGTTAGTAATGGTTCTGTATATTTCATAAGTGGTTCTATTTCTGCTAGTATAGGATTTATTAATGGGGCTATTGATTTTAGTAATACTCCTATTAATGTACCTTCAAGTTCAATAGTACAAACTGCCTCATTTGCACAAACTGCTTCTTTCCTATCAGGATTAGTCACTAGTGCCTCATATGCACAAACTGCTTCTATAGCTACTACCGCTTCTTACTCTACTACAGCTTCTTTTGCTCAAAATGTTTACGCCCCTTCTTTTATTACTTACTTAGGTGGTAACCAAACTAGCAGCACAACTGTATTAGCAGATGTTCATAGCTCAGCTGGGTGGGATAATATTGAAGTAGGGTTTTATGAATTTGAAATATATGTTGTTTATAACTCTTCTGGCACAACCGTTGGTTCTAAATTTTCAATTAGTGGTTCAACATCCTATGATTATTTAGGTTGTGATATTGGTTATAGTACTTTAGCTACAGATAGAGCAGCTACTATGACTAGAATTTTTGACGGAGGATCATTCTCTCCTTCTTCTTTACTAACAACAGGTAACGCTGCTATTTTACAAGGCCATATTAATATTACATCAATAGGTCAACTTCGTTTAAGATTTGCTAGTGAGGTTGCTTCTCCATCTAATATTACAGTGACTGATGTTAGTGGTTATCTTCGAAGATTATATTAATTAACTTGTTTGTTTTTAATATTTATAATCAAAAAGTAGTTAATGGCTCAAGTCTATATAAGTCAATATGCTCGAAGAGCAGCGGTAGCAGATCTTGCTTTAACAGCATCATATATACCTCCTGTAATATCTCTTCCTGGTGGCCAAAATACTCAAATTCAATTTAATAGTGGTGGTATAGCTTTAAGTGGTAGTTCTAATTTTACTTTTAACTATGCTTCAAATCCTCAAGTATTATCTATGACAGGTAGTATAATACTATCTGGTAGTACTTTTTTGTTTGGTTTGTCTGGCAGTACTGCTCCTCAAGTATTAGTTTATGACAATGTAACAGGACAAGTTTATTATACTGCTTCATCTGCTTTTGGAGGTGTTGGTAGTTCACCTGGAAGTCCACTTAATTCTATTCAATTCAATAACGCTGGAAATTTTGGAGGAAGTGCTAATTTAACCTTTAATGGAACAAATATTGTAACATTAACAGGCTCAATGTTTGTGAGTGGAGCAATTTCTGCTTCATTTGGACCTAGTACTGTAGGATTTTTTGGAACAGCAAGTTGGGCTGTGAGTGCTTCAAGAGCAACAACAGCTTCTTTTGCTACAACAGCTTCTTTTGCTACTACAGCTTCATATGCTTCCTCTAGCCCAAATTTTGCAAATGCAGATTTAATATTTACAAATAATAGAAAACATAGTACTGAAGGTTATTCTTATTTTATTTATAGTGATTTAGTAGGAGGTAATGAAACAAATCCTTTTGATGGATTTGGAGTTAGTGGTAGTTTTTATTTCTTTAACAGTAGTTCAAATGCTTTAGGTACAGCTGCTGGTTCAACTAATACTTACACATATATTGAAATAACTTCTCAATCTATTGATTTAAGTTTTAACGCTGATCCAGCTGTACCAAGTGTTTATAGATTTACTAATTCAACAGCTTCATTTTCTAGTTCATTAGTAGTCACAGGATCAGTATTTTTTCCGGGTTTAACATCTGCTTCACAACTAAATGTTGTAGTAATAGACTCAGCCTCAGGCAAATTATATTATTTAAATTCTTCTTCTTTAGGAGGAGGAACAGCTACTTTATCTGGTACTAATACCCAAGTAGTATTTTATAGTGGTAGTACTCAAGTGAGTGGTAGTCCTAACTTTACTTTTAATTATACTACTCCACATCTCCAAATAACAGGAAGCGCTACACTTTCAGGTAGTACATTCCTACCAGGTATAAATGATACATCCCAACAATATGTTTTAACTTATAATCCTGTTGGAGGACAAGTTTATTATACAGCCTCAAATGCTTTATCAGCTGTATCTACTCCTTTAGATATTAAAGATGATAATATAGATGTAAAAAGTAGCCCTACTTTTATAAATTTTACAGGTTCAGGAGTATCAGCTTCTGTTAATGGTGCTGGAGTAGATGTTTATATTCCTAGTAGCAATGCGTTTCCATTCACAGGTAGTGCAGGTATAACAGGATCTATTATATTAACCGGTTCAATGTTTGTAAGTGGAGCTATATCTGCTTCATTTGGACCTAACACTGTAGGATTTTATGGAACCGCTTCTTGGGCTCAAAGTGCGTCTCAAGCTATAAGTTCAAGTTATAGCTTAAGTTCTAGTTATAGTAATACAAGTTCATTCTCATTTACTTCATCTTTAGCATCAACTGCTTCATTTGTAACAGCTTCTAATGTATGGGGTCCTTTTGGTTCTAGTAGTGTGTTAAGTGCGTCTTATGCTTCTAGTTCTACTAACGCAGCAACAGCGAGTTTTATACTTAATCCTTACCCTATCAATGTGACAGGTAGCACCTTGTATTCTGTAGCTCCAGCTTCAGGTATCCCGTCATCAAATGATGCTATTGATAGTATATTTTTTGGCACAGGATCTGGTTTAACTGCTACAGATGCTTCTCAATCTGTTTTCTTAGGAAGATTTGCAGGTCGTAGTGCTACTAATGCTAATAATTCAAATTTTATAGGAAATGTAGCTGGTCAAGGTGCTACTAATGCTAATAATTCAAATTTCTTAGGTCAAAATGCTGGCTTAAATGCTACTAATGCTAATAATTCAAACTTTTTAGGTTTAAGTACTGGTCAAGGTGCTACTAATGCTTCTCAATCTGTTTTTATAGGAAATACTGCTGGGTTAAGTGCTTTAAATGCTGCTCAATCATTCTTTTTAGGAGGTGTTTCTGGTTATCAAGCTACAAATGCCTCTCAATCAATTTTTATAGGTCACCAAGCTGGAGTTATAGCTACAAATGCTTTTGGATCAAGTTTTATAGGATATCAAGCAGGACAATACGCTAGAAGTGCTTCATACTCTATTTTAATAGGTTATAAAGCAGGACAAAATTTATTTGATAACCAATATATCTCATCCAATAATATTGTTATTGGTACTAATATAACCTTACCAACAGCCTCCCGAAATTCAGTTAATATAGGAGGAATAATATTTGCAACCGGATCATATTCAACCACTACAGGTAACTCTTTTTCAGGCTCAGCCGCTGGTAATGTAGGTATTAATATATACCCTCCACTATTTAATCTCCATGTATCAGGTACAGTAGCATTCCCTAACCTAACAAATGTATCTCAAGTTAATGCTGTTGTTATTGATACAGCAAGTGGTCAACTTTATTATTTGCCTACAAGTTCAATCGGTGGAGGAGGTGGGGGTGGTGATATAACAGCTGTAAACGCAGGAGATGGTTTAAGTGGAGGAGGAACATCAGGTGATGTCACGTTAACATTAAACACTGGATCAAATCACTTTATAGAAGGAGTATCACAATTAACAAGTAGTTTACTTACAACTTCTTCTTTTAATAGTTGGACAGGGTCTACTACAAGCCAATTTGCAGGTACTGCTTCTTATGCTACTTTCGCTAGTGCGGCTTACGCGGCTCCATCAGATACTTATATTCAATTTAATAGTGGAGGACTATTTTCTGGATCACAAAATTTTACTTTTAATTATACTTCTCAAAGTTTACAACAAGGAAATGGTGTAACAGCATCAGGTCTTTGGTCTCATGCTCAAGGTTCAGGCTCAATAGCATCAGGTGAATATTCTCATGCTGAAGGAGGAGCTAAATTTATTTCTTGGGAGTTTACTGAAGCTATAGGTACTGGTTCTCACGCTGAAGGAGCAGGATCAACAGCATTTGGTGATGGTTCTCATGCTGAAGGTAGAAACACTTATACACTTGGTGATTATTCTCACACTGAAGGAGTAAGCACTTATGCTTCAAAATCATATTCCCATGCTGAAGGATTTTTCACTTCAGCTTCAGGATTTGCTTCTCACGCAGAAGGTAGGTTTACCAAAACTATAGAAGATTATTCACATGCTGAAGGATTTTCTACAATAGCTTCTGGTGAATACTCACATGCTGAAGGTTCAGGTTCTAGAACTTTAGGTATAGCCTCACATGCTGAAGGTCAATATACAACCTCTTCAGGTGATTATTCCCACGCTGAAGGATTTTCTACAATTGCTTCAGGTGATTGGTCTCACACTGAAGGTAATACTACAACTGCTTTTGGTGATTACTCACACACTGAAGGATATCAAACTTATACTTCAAGATCATACTCACACGCTGAAGGATTCCAAACCTCAGCCTCAGGTCAAGCTTCTCATGCTGAAGGATATTTAACTGAAGCATTAGGAGCTTATTCCCACGCTGAAGGTAATAATACAATTGCATCTGGTAGTTATTCTCATGCTGCTGGTTTTTTCACTACTGCTTTAGGTAGTCATCAATCTGTAATTGGTCAACATAATCTTCCTAGTACTTCCCAAAGTGCATTTATAATAGGAGATGGTGGTGAAGGATTAGTATTAAACACAGGCCCATTATATACTAATATTCAAATTGGAGATCAACTTGATGTATATGTTGAAACATCTTCAATTGATGGTTTTATACCTAATAGTTATTTTATTGGTGGAACAGTTACATTCTCTTCAGCTAGTGTATCTGAAACTTTTACTTTAGTTAATGTTACTAATAATGGAGTTGATAGGTATTATTTTGATTTAGATAATCCTATAACATATGATTATGCAGCTGCCAACACAACAGTATATGTAACTAGTGGACCTAATGCTAAACATAATTTATTGTTTGCTTCTCGTTCTTGGTTTGAATTAGATGCTAGAGATTCTTTTATAAAAAACCTCCCATTTTCTTCACAACCTCACATTGTAGGATACAACACCTCTTCAGGTCAGTTAACTTATATACCTACTAATACAATTAGTGTAAACCCTTTTCCATATACAGGCAGCGCTGAAATAACAGGTAGTTTAATTGTTTCTGGAGGATTTTTAGTACATGCTTTAGGTGGTATTAATCAAACAGTTATTAATAGTGATAGTACTCTTTTAATTGATACTTTAGGTGTCACAAGTATAGATTGGAGTGGACGTAATTTAACTGATGGATCCGGTATCACTACTTTAAATTGGGGTAGTGGTTTTTTAAATGACATTTCAAATAATCTAAGTTTAGATTGGCCAAATAGGGCTTTATATTACAATGATGGCACAACTGAAGCCATTAATTGGAACACATTAAATCAAATAACAATAGATGGAGATGTATTACCTGCTGGTCCTTATACTGATAATACTTCTTCTTGGAATTTAGGATCACCAACAGCTGCCTGGAATGAAATATATGTTTCAAATAATTCATTATACTTTATAAGTGGTTCTGTTTCTTCAAGTATAGGATTTAATAATGGAGCTATTACTTTTAATAATGCTACTGTTAATTTACCTGCTGGTTCAACTGTGCCTACTGCTTCATTTGCTGAAACATCTTCATTCTATAGTGGTCAATCAACAGTTGGACAAAATCTTATTAAGCTAACCAACCCAAGCGCAATTCGTTATTTACGAATAAATGCTGATAATACTGTAGACGCAATTACAGCAGCAACCTTAAAGTCTGAATTATTAGGTGCTACTCCATATGGGGTGGTGTCTTATGGAACTGCATTTGTGACAACAGTGCCAGCAAGTACTACTACTTATGGTGTTGTTACTTCAGGGGTTCTCGCGTTCAATACTAATTTTGCTAATAGAGAGTTTACTATACCATTTGGAGGAACAGTCAAAAATCTATATTTACACACTTCAACTCAACAAGGTGCTGGCGGATCATTAGAAGTTAGTGTTGCAAAGAACGGAGTTAATACTGCGTTATCGATTATTGTCCCCGCCTTGGGATTAGGTGGTGTGCGCAGTAATACAACCAATACTTTTACAGTTGTAGCTGGAGATAAGTTGGTCTTTAGATTACAAAACAATCACACCAATGTAAGTGCGACAATAGCTTCAGTATCATTTATAATTGAACAATTATGAGAAATATACAACCCTTAACAATTTGGAAAGATGGCTCTAGTGAAGATGCTGTTTATTTAAAATTATACATTAGTTATGATGATTTAGAATCATTTTGTATGTTTCAATATCAATTACTTGATGTTAACAATTATCCTATAGCTGAAGGAAATAGAAGTATAACTGGGCAAGAATATATTAACTGGAAAAATTCTAATGATTCTAACAATGAAGCATATCAAATTGTAGCGACTATGCTTAATTTAACCCTTATTCCTTAATTAATTACTATATTTTTTTATATTTATAATAAATTAAAAATATGAATACAAAAGTTTTAACCCAAGAAGAGATTACACAATTAAAAACAGTACAACAAGAACGTTTTACCTTAACAGACAAATTTGGTAATATTGAAATTCAATTTCAAGAATTAGAGTCTATGAAACAAAAACTAAAACTTGAATATGAACAACTAAAACAAAAAGAAGAATCTTTAGGTAAACAATTACAAGCAAAATATGGTGATGGAACCATTAATTTAGAAAAAGGGGAGTTTGTAAGCACCTAGTTTTTTGAAAATTTTTAGGATATTTATCATCAAACCCATATTAAAAACAATTAATTAACTTAAATAACATGGCAGAAATTTTATTATCCCCCGGTGTTCTATCAAGAGAGATAGATGCCACATTTATAGCCGAGCAACCACCTGCGATTGGTGCTGCTATCATCGGCCCAACAGTTAAAGGACCTGTTGGTGTTCCTGTAACTGTTACTTCTTACACTGACTTTGTTAACCGTTTTGGTGAAACAGAAGTTGTAGCTGGAACAGGTTCATTCTCATATTTTACCTCTATTACAGCTTACAACTATTTCCAAAATGGTGGCGAAACATTATTAGTAACCCGTGTTGTATCAGGTACTTACGCACCTGCTTCAGCTTCAGTTCTTGGTAGTGGTTCAACAGTAGCATTTACTTTAAAAACCATTTCTGAAGGTGCTAATATGAATACTACAGGTGGTGTAGATGTTAATAATGCATTCGCTACAGCTTCAATTCATAGTGTTCGTTTCCAAATTGTATCCCCTAACACTAATACAGGCACATTCAACTTGTATGTTCGTAGAGGTGATGATGATAACAGAAACCCAGGCATCTTAGAAACATACACTGGATTGTCAATGGATCCACTTTCTGAAAACTATGTAGCAAGAAGAATTGGTGATTATCAATTCACTCAAGTAACCTTAGATGGTGAAGCTACTTTACAAATTACAGGTACTTATCCTAACAAATCAAGATATATAAGAGTTGCTTCTGTAGTTAGTCCAACTCCTCAATACTTAGTAGGTGGTGTTCCTGTAACAGCTTATACAGCTTCTATTCCTATAACTACAGGTGCTAACTCAACTGGTTCATTTAATGGAGGTGCAGGACAATTAGTAGCTGGTGCTAAATTCTATGATGCTATTACATCTGGTAATACTCAAGGTGTTAACGCTGATTGTTATACAGCTTCAATTAGTTTATTAGCTAGTGCTAATGATTATCAATTTAACACACTAGTAACCCCTGGTTTAAATTTTGCTGAACATGGTCCTACTATGAGTGTTGCTCTTACAAACACTGAAAACAGAGGTGATAGTGTATATGTGATGGATTTAGGCAACTATGCAGCTTCAGCTAGCCAAGTAATTGCTACTGCAAATACTGTAGATTCATCATATGGTGCTGCTTATTACCCATGGGTTCAAACATTAGACCCAGCTACTAAACAGTATGTAAATGTACCTGCTTCAGTAATGATTCCAGGTGTTTATGCTTATAATGATAGTGTTGCTGAACCATGGTTTGCTCCAGCAGGTATTAGCAGAGGTGGATTAAGCACTGTAATTAGAGCTGCTTCTAAATTATCACAAGGAGTTCGTGATAGCTTATATGTTGGTAAAGTTAATCCATTAGCTACATTCCCTGGTCAAGGTGTTGTAGTATATGGTAACAAAACCTTACAAACTAAAGCTTCTGCTCTTGATCGTATCAACGTTCGTCGTTTGATGATTGCACTTAAGAGATATATTGGTCAAATTGCTAACGGATTAGTATTCGAACAGAACAACGCTTCTACAAGAAACTCATTCTTAGCTCAAGTAAACCCATACCTCGAATCAGTTCAACAAAGATACGGTGTGTACGCATTCAAAGTTGTAATGGATGATGCTATTAATAACGCTGCTGTAATTGACAGAAACGAATTAGTAGGTCAAATTTACTTACAACCAACTAGAACAGCTGAATTTATTTACTTGAACTTCACACTTACTCCAACAGGTGCTGTTTTCCCATAATAAAAGGTTAACTGTTTAAATATTTATTAACAAAATAAAAACTAAAATACAATGGCAATTATAAGTGCAAATGAAATGTTTTTTACAGCGTTTGAACCAAAACAGGCTAACCGATTTATCCTGTACGCTGACGGAATACCAACCTGGATGATTAAGGGAGTAAGTGCAATCAACTTGACTCAAGGTGAAGTAGTATTAAACCACATTAACGTTTTACGTAAAGTAAAAGGTAAAACAGTTTGGGGTGATGTTACTATGACACTTCACGACCCGATCTCTCCATCAGGTGCTCAAACAATTATGGAATGGGTTCGCTTATCACACGAATCAGTAACAGGTAGAGATGGATACTCTGACTTCTATAAGAAGGATTTAACTATCAATGCTCTCGGTCCTGTAGGTGACGTGGTAGCAGAATGGGTGCTTAAAGGCGCGTTTGTTAAAGATGCTAACTTTGGTGAATATAACTGGGATACTGAAAATACCGCTATAAACATCACAATGACATTAGCGATTGATTACGCCGTGTTAAACTACTAAAAGTTAAACCCAATAATTATAAAAAGAGCTCGCATTTTTGCGAGCTTCTTTTTTTTTCATATATTTATAGATAACAAACAAATGTTATAACAAAATTATTTATGGAAAACAAGTTTAGTATGCCAACCGAAATGGTTGACCTCCCATCAAAAGGTTTAGTCTACCCAGAAACAAACCCACTTTCAAGCGGTAAAGTAGAAATGAAATATATGACCGCAAAAGAAGAAGATATTCTTACTAATCAATCATACATTCAAAAAGGAACAGTATTAGATGAATTAATTAAATCTCTTATTGTTACACCTAATGTAAAATATGAAGATATGGTTGTAGGTGATAAAAATGCATTATTAGTAGCAGCTCGTGTTTTAGGTTATGGTAAAGATTATAAGTTTATGTATGGTGGTGAAGAACAAACAGTTGATTTATCTACTATTGAAAATAAACCTATTGATGAATCTTTGTTTACTAAAGGTACAAATGAATTTGAATATACTCTTCCTTCAACAGGTACTAAAATTACTTTTAAACTACTTACCAGTAATGATGAGAAAAAAATCAATGCTGAATTAGAAGGTTTTAAAAAGATTAATAGAAATAATGTACCTGAATTATCAACTCGTTTAAAGTATATGATTACCTCAGTTGAAGGTAACACTGAATCTAAAGCAATTAGAGAATTTGTTGATAACCATTTCTTAGCTCGTGACTCCAGAGCATTTAGGGAGTATGTAAAGGAGGTACAGCCAGATGTTGATCTGACCTTTTTTCCCGACGGGAGCGACTCAAAAGTCGACCTTCCAATTGGACTTAACTTTTTTTGGCCTGACCTCTGAGGTAGCCAAACAAGTTCGAGTTAATCTTTTTATACAAATTCATGAGATAGTTTTTCATGGCCAAGGCGGTTATGACTGGGAGACAGTCTATAACATGCCTATCTGGCTTCGTAAGTTTACTTTCCATAAAATGAAAAAGTATTATGATGAGAAAAATGGAGAGAAAAATGGTGACCTAGATGCTCAAACTAGTGCTATTAAAGATGGTAAAATCCAAATCCCAGACCATTTTAAAGGTAAACTAGAACAAAAAGCTCCAAAGTATTAATATTTATAACATATTATCTTAATACATGGCTACAACTCCAAACAGTAATCCTAATCAGTTAAACGAAAAGCAATTAGAAAAATTAATTTATCTTTTACAAAAAATTGATGAATTAACTGAAGAAGGCGCTATTAATCTTGCTTCCCAACTTCAGTCTGCTGGTAATGCTGGTAAAGAATTAGATAGACTAAAAAAAGAATGGAATTACATTACAGGTGATATTAGTCATGGTGCTGTTGGCTTTAGAGAAATTTTAGAAATAATAAATGATTCTAATGAAGGTTTAAAATTATCTTCAAAAGTATATAAAGGATTTGTATCTCTTGCCGATTTATTACAAAAATACCAAAGAGGTTCTTCAAATGTATCTGAAAAGGAAATTATTAATAGAAAAGAACTATTAGAAGGATCTAAAATTGAATTAGAAACTGCTAATAAATTATTAGAAAGTAAAAATAAAGAATTAGAATCTAGTAAAGTAAAAAAGAAAGAAGAAAAGGATAGTTTAGATCAATCTATTAAAGCTTTAGAAATAAAACTAAAAAGAGAGGGAAAAGATTTAAAACAAAACCCAATTCTTCAACAACAACGTGAAAGGGTAAAAGAAATAGATCGTGAGTATCAGTCTATAGGAAAACAAATTGAAAAAAATAATACTATATTAGAGCGAAATACTGCTATAATAAAAGACTATGATGTTTTATTTACAGATTTAGAACTTACTCTTCAAGACATAGGCCAAAAAATCAAGTTTAAAAACATTGAAAACTTAGATGAAAAGCTTAAAAGTACAGTTAAAGAAACTTTATCTACAGATGAAAATATAGTTAAAATTAATAAATCATTTAATGTTTTAAATGGTTTAGCTCAAAAAGCTTATGATCATCAAAATGGAATAACTGAGTTAAGTGGTAAAGAAATTAAAAGTTTAGTACAAAAACAAGAATATGAATATAAGTCTTTGGTTAATAAAGAAGCAAGTCTTAAAAAAGAACAAGATTCTTTACAAACTCAATTAAACGATAATAAAGCTTTAATAGTAACTACAAAACAACGAGAAGAAGAATTAAAACTTTTAGAACAAGATGATAGATTAACTAAAGAACAAAGAATAGAATTAGAAAACATCCCATCTTTACTCCAGAAACAAAATAAAATTTCTAGTGAGTTAAATGAAAAACTAGAAACAAACAGTAAACTTCAAGAAAAAATCCATGAAACTATAACTGATTCTAGTGGGGCATTAAATGCTTTAAAAAATACTTTAAGTAAAATATCTAAAGAGGATAAAATTAAAAGTATTGAAAATTTAAATCAACATCTTAAAGAAATTGTTGAGAATGCTCATTCAACAGATAAAAATCTATTTAGAATCACTAAATCATTTGATGTTATAAATAGTATAGCTCAGAAATTTGAGGATCACCAAAGTGGAGCAAATAAATTAAGTGAAAAAGAAGCTAAACAATTACTAGATAAATTAGAATCAGAAAGAAAACGTTTATCTTATAGATATGAATCACTTAAATTAGAAGAACAAGAGTTAAAAAGAAATGAAGAAATACAAAAAAGTCTTGTAATAGCTAAACAACAAAAAATTGAAGAATTAGAAATTAAAGCTAAAACTGAAAATTTAACTAAAGAAGAAGAAGAAAATTTAAAGAAATTAAAAGTTGAATACCAAGGTTTAACTAATCAACAAAATAAAATAAATGATGATCTTGAAGTTAATAGAATTCTTCAAGAAAAAACATCTGAAATTATAAATAAGCAAAACGAAGCTTATAATACTACTGTTAATAACCTTAAAGCTGCTAAAAAAGAAGCAGAAAACATGAGGAAAGCCCTTGGTTTAAGTGGTTTAGCAGTTGATGGTATAGGAAAAGCACTTGGTAAAGTAGGATTAGGTGGATTAGCTTCAATTATGGGGTTAGATGAGGCTAAAGAAAAAATGAAAGAAGTAGCTGATGAAATTACTGAGGGTGGTAAAAAAGCAGCTGGTCTTGGAGGTCAATTTAGAATTTTAATAGCTGGTTTAAAAGAAGTAGGTGCTAGTATACTTAAAAATTTAACGGATCCTGTAGTTATAGTTACAGGTTTAGTAGCTGGGTTAACAGCTGGTATTAAAGGTTTAATTTCATTATTTGAACAAACAGCTAAATTTAATGGTGATATAGCTAAAACATTTGCTTTATCAGCTACTGAATCATCTAAAATTGGTGATAATTTAAGAAATGCTGCTAGCAGTGATTTCTTTATGAGTAATGAAGAAGCCAGACAAGCATTTGATGCTATGGCTAACGCTACTGGAACTATAAACAGTGCTTTTTCTGATGGAAAAACAGCATCAGCTATGAATGACATGATGACCTATGCTGGTTATACAGCTGAATCTGCAGGTGAACTTTATAAATTAGGTCAGTTGAATAATAAATCAGCTGATGAAATGGTTACTAGTCTTCAAGGTCAACTTAAAGTACTTCAAGTAAATAATAAACTTCGAATAAACGAAAAACAAGCTGTTGAGATGGTTGCTAAAGCCAGTGCAACGGTTAGAATGAATTTAGGTGCTAATCCTAAAAAATTAGCTGATGCGGCTTTTTATGCTTCTAAATTGGGTATGACTTTAGATGAAATATCATCTGCTGCTGAACAAACCTTAAACTTTGAATCCGCAATTCAGAACCAGTTAGAATATCAAGTATTAACTGGTAAGGAAATCAATATCGATGCCTATCAACAAGCGGCTGCTTCAGGTGACGCGGCTGCTGCTTCTAAAGAATTAAATAGATTATTAGAAGAACAGGGTGGTAACATTGAAGGTAACTTCTTCGCGCAAGAAGCATTAGCTAAAACATTAGGTATTTCAAGAGAACAAATGATGAAATCTCTTGAATTACAAAAGATTCAAAAGAAAGTAGGTGGTGATGTAGCACAAATTGAATCTGCTATTAATAGAAAAATGAAAGAAGGTCTTACCTTTGAACAAGCCGCTGCTGAGGCTAGTAAAGAAGGTTATCAATCTATGGTAGACCAAAATAAAAATGCTGAAGTATTTTCTAGAACAATTAGTAAGATTAAAGAAATCTTTATGAATACTATAGCTAGTAGTCAAGGATTTAAAAATTTACTTAGTAAAGAAAATATTGATAAGTTTGTTGATACTATCAAAACTAAAGTTATTCCATTTGTTGAAAAAGCAGGGAAATTAATAGGCAAATTAATTGACCCAGATAATATTGACAAATTAGTAGCTAAATTTAAAGAAATTGGCGCTATCTTAAAAATAGCAGGTACTGTTATAGCTGGAATAGCTGCTTTAAAATTAGCTCAGGGTATTAAAAACCTTATTATGGGGCAACGAGGTAGCAGTCCTGGAAATCCTCTTTTTGTAGAAATGGCTGGTGGAGGAGGAATGGGTGGAGGTGGACTTGGAACCCCAGGTGGTGGAACTTCAATGATGTCTAATGTACTTAAAGGAGCAAGCAACTTAGTTGGTGGTAAAAATACCATGGTTGGGCGTGGTTTACGTAATTTGACTGCTTCTGTTATTAAAAGTAATAGAGCTGGTGGAATGATGGCTAATGTAGCCTCTAAAGTTTTACCTAAAGCAGTTTCAACAACATTGGGAACTGTAAGTAAACTTGCTGCACCAGCAACTGCCCTTGCTATGACTGGTAAAGGATTATATGATTCTTTAGCAGATGAAAGGCTTAGAGATACAGGTGTTGGTGGATTTTTTGAGCAATTAGGTGGTACAGGAATGCATATCCTTGACACCGCAACTTTTGGAGCTACTAAATGGCTTGGAAACAAAGCAGGAATTTCAATTCCAGGTATGGATACAGATGATGTAGCTGCAGCTAGAGCAATATTCCATCAATCAGGACGAGATCCAGACAATAGTCGAACCCCTATGGGTTTAGATAATAAACAGTTAATTCAAGACATACTTGCTAATCCATCTGCTTACCCTGAAGGGATAGTAGAACAAGCTCAAAATGTTAATGTTGAAGAAATTGAAGATGGTCGTTTAAACCCAAACGGTGGCCCTGTAGTATCTACATTCCAAAAAGGTGAATTAGTACCTATAATGCAAGGTATTAAAGAAGATAATGTTTATATGACTACCAATAAACCTGTAGCACAAGTTCAAGATGGATATTATGGTCGAGCATCTCAAGACAATTCAGCAGTTATAGCTGCTATAAAAGAATTAGCCGGAGTTTTTGCCGCTAATAACAATAAAGAAATAACATTGGAAATGAATGGCCAAAAAGTAGGTAAAGTGTTAACACCTATTATGGCAAATCCTTTAGTTAGACAAATGAACATTGATTCTGTACTAACTTAATCCCCTATAATATTTATAATAAACCCCTTAAAACTAATAATAACATGGACGGAATAGTACAAAGACTTGAAAAAGAGGGATCATTATTAACTGCGTTTGATGGCAAAACACCACCTAAAGTAGCTGATATTGACCCAACAGTGTCAGTTGAGTCAACTCTATTATCTAATTATCAAGGTAAAACACCACCTAAATACATAGATAATCCCCCAAGATAATTGAATGGGTTTAGTTAACTTAACAACTAATTTAAAATCGTTAAAGTATGGGAATGACAGACCAGGTGGAGGCTCAAGTGGTCAACCCTATATTGTCACTCCCATACCTAATGATTTAACATCTAATGGTCCTGACTTTTTATTAAGACAAGGAGCATTAAAAGCTTCATTGACTGACAATGAACGGTTACTTAAATGGTTCTCAGATCCTCTATCTGTAAGAGGGTTACTGTTTACAACTAAACAGATAGCTTTAGAAAGGCAAAATCCTAAAATGGTTGGTATTGATAGGGTTTATTTACCTACTAATACTTTATCACAAGCACTTTTATTACCTGAAGGTTTTCATTTAAATAAACAAGGTTTAGATCCTTTTGAATTAGGATATGCTCAAGGTGGAAGAAGAGGATATTATTTCTCTACTGTAAATCAAACATTAACTGGTAATGAAATTGAAAACAGATTAACTATAGCCTACACAGCTAAAATTGCTAATAAAGGTTTAGGTGGTTTAACCATTAACCCATTTGGTATCACAGGCCCGAATGATACAGATAATTTATTGCAGTATAGTGGTGGTCCTAATGCTGTTTTAGGGTTAGGTAATACAAGAATAAAATTAGCAGGTAATGGTGCTGGTTTACCTAGGGATAGAACTAATACCTATAAATTAGTAGCTCAACCTAGTATTGATGGAGTTTATACTTTTGATAGTAGTTTGTTTTCTCAACAAACTCCATTTATTGAAAGAAAATCTACAATTTTAAGTGGCTTAACAGATTATAGACAAACTATAAACGAATCAGGAAATTCTGTTCTCCCAGAAACCATTTATGCTGATTTTAACAGAGAATATACTTATAGAACCTCAACAACTTATTATCGTCTTATAGATCCTCTTAAATTAAAAAATCCTAATGGTTCTGTATCTGTAGATGAAATTAACGCTTCATCTCTTACTAATGAACTTAATGCTTCTGATCCAAATTTAAATTTATTTGAGTCTGATTTAATTAAATTTTTCTTTGAAGTTATTGACCCTGTTTCTACCTCAAATAACTCTGATTTTTTATTTTTTAGAGCATATCTTACTAGTATAGGTGATGGATTTAAAGCAGATTGGCAACCATACAAATATGTAGGTAGAGCAGAAAACTTCTATAGATATGGTGGATTTTCTAGAGATGTTCAATTATCATTTATAATATATGCCCATTCTAGAGCTGAAATGAAACCATTATATGAAAAATTAAATAGATTAGTAGGTGTAACTGCTCCAACATATGGAGGTAATGGATATATGCTTGGTAATTTTATTAAATTAACAGTTGGTACTTATTTTAA